GGTGGCCGTAACAACTCCCTGTTCAATCTCGGGGTCTATGCTCGCATGGCTGCCCCCGACAAATGGGAAGAGCGTGTCCGTTACTATAACCAGACGCTGATGATCCCCCCGCTTTCCGACAAGGAAGTGGAACTCATTACCGGACAGCTCCAGAAGAAAGAATACTTCTACAAGTGCGACGACCAACCCATCGCCAGCTACTGCAACAAGGACGTTTGCATCGGCCGCAAGTTTGGCATTGGGCCGGGCCAGAAATCAAATGACCTCGGCTCACTGACCAAGATCAACGGTGATCCTCCGATCTGGATCATGGACGTTGACGGCAAGCGCGTGGAACTCGGAACAGATAGTCTTGTCTCGCAGAAGCAATTCCAGAAGGACTGCCTCAACCAAATCAACATCTATCCCAAGACGATGAGTGAGAAGGCGTGGGCATCCCGAATGCAGGGTCTGCTCACTGCGCTGACGATCATCGATGTTCCGCCGGAAGCTACCACAAAGGGTGAGTTTGAAGAACTCTTCATCTCCTTCTGCTGCGACAGAGCGCGTGGTGTGGAGAAGGAAGAAATTCTGCAAGGCATTGCCGTATGGGTGGAAGACTGCGTGTTCTTCCAGCTCCGCGATATCCAGAAGCATCTTAAGGCAAACAACTTCACTCGCTACAGCAACGTGCAGCTTGGCTTGCGGCTGAAGGAGATGAAGGCTGAGAAGGCGCACTGGAAGATAAAGGGCAAAGCTGTCCACATCTGGTTCATGCCACAGTCGTACTTCGCTGGGTCTGAAGACATTCGCATCGACCTTCCGCCAATGGATATTCCGGACATCCTCTGATGCACATCATCCTTGGACCACCCGGAACGGGTAAGACAACAAAGCTCCTGACGATGGTCGAGGAGGCCATGGATCGTGGCACTCCTCCGGAAAAGATTGGGTACTTCTCCTTCACCCGTCGCGCTGCGGAAGAAGCAATCCATCGTGCCACCCGTCGCTTTGGACTGACGTTCAAAGACTTGCCCTATTTCAAGACGCTGCACAGTCTTGCCATGCAACGAGCAGGGATCAACAAGAAGCGTGTCATGCAGTGGGCACACTATGAGGACTGCGCCAGATGGCTGAAAGTTACGCCTTTCAAAGAAGTGCGCCCTGCTGATGAGGGTCCGTATCAGGAGTACGGTATGGGAGATCGCTTCCTCGAAGTGATCAATATGTCCCGCATCTGTATGCTCCCACTGCGCCACGTCTACAACCATTCAACCGTACCGCAGACCACCGACTTCTCGATGGTCGAGTACGTGGACCGTGGTTTACGTGCATACAAAAAAGCGCACGACCTCTACGACTTCACTGACATGCTGGAAATATTTATCCAGCAGAAGCTCTCTCCGACATTCGACATCGTCTTTATTGACGAGGTGCAAGACCTGTCGCCGATCCAATGGCAAATGGTTCACCAGATCGCGGAGCGCAGCAAGCAAGTGGTGATCGCAGGGGACGACGACCAAGCAATCTATCGCTGGGCCGGAGCCGACGTCGAATACTTCATTCGCCTTGATGGGACAACCGAGGTCCTCGGCCAAAGCTATCGCATCCCTGCGAGCCACCACGCCATGAGCCAGAGGCTGATCTCCACCGTCCATCACCGCAGGCAGAAGGAATTTCTCCCGCGACCAGAAGACGGCGGCATCCTGTGGCACAGGCACAGCGAAGAAGTAAACCTAGATCAGGATGATTGGCTGCTGCTCGCTCGCACACGCAAGCTTGCAAAGCAATTGGAAGAAGAGGTGCGTCAACGAGGTCTGCTTTACACGTTCAGCCTGTCGAAGGAACTCGACCACAAAACTCTGGAAGCTATCCAGATGTGGGAGGCGCTGCGCAGAGGCGAGGGCCTAATGGCGAAGGATGTCCGATCAGTCTACCGACAGATGCTGCTCAACAAGCAAGTGCAGCGCGGCCACAAGACGCTGCCTGATGTACCAGAAGATTGCATCCTGACGATTGGTGATCTCACCACGAACCATGGCCTACTGACCACGGCTTCATGGGACGATGCGCTGGGTGCCATTCCAGACAACGAGGTGGTATACTTCAAGGCGTGCCTTAGAAGGGGCGAAGACTTTACAAAAAAGCCACGGATTCGGATCTCGACAATCCATTCCGCTAAGGGCGCTGAAGCAACCAATGTCATGTTGGTGACAGACTATCCGCAGAAGATGGCCAGTAGTGTCAGGGATATCCATGAGGCTGACGACGAGAAGCGCGTCTTCTACGTCGGTCTCACCAGAGCCAAGAAAGAACTACATCTAATACACCCAATGATATCTAAAGGATTCCCGCTGACATGAACATGGACACAGAAGTTTATGCCGTCTGTGCCTGTGGCAAAGACGAGATGATCGTAACCCTACGAAAGGTCAAGAACGCTTGGCCTTTCTGTTCCTGCAAGCAATCAATGAAGGTGACAAATGACGTTCCAGTATCAGCACGAGACCGAATGGGTGATGCCGGAAGTCTACCCGGATTTGTCCGGAGAAAGCCTGATCGCAATCGACTTGGAAACCTGTGACCCCGATCTGAAAGAGACGGGCGCTGGCTGGGCGACAGGCAAAGGCCATATCATCGGGATCGCTGTTGCTGTCGAAGGGTCTGCTTGGTACTTCCCAATTCGTCATGCCAACGGGGGCAACCTCGATGCGCGCATGACGCTCGGCTGGCTGCGCGAAGTCTGCTCGATGGAGGACTGCACGTTCGTCTTCCACAATGCGATGTATGACGTGGGCTGGCTGAAGCGTGAGGGCGTAGAGATCAAGGGCAAGATCGCCGACACAATGGTTGCCGCTCCGCTGCTCGATGAGAACCGCTTCAGCTATTCGCTCAACAACCTTGGCTTTGACTATCTCAAAGAGCGCAAGGATGAGCGCGCGCTGCGCGATGCTGCCAAAGAGATGGGCCTCGATCCCAAAAGCGAGATGTGGAAGTTGCCCGCCCACTTCGTCGGCCGCTATGCCGAGCAGGATGCGGCCCTGACGCTGCGCCTGTGGAAGCAGATGAGCAGCCTGATCATTGCTGACGAACTGTCTGCCATCTTCGATCTCGAAATGCGGGTCCAGAAGGTCTGCCTTGCCATGCGCGAGCGCGGGGTCCGCGTCGATCTGGAGAAGGCTGACAAGGTCAAAATCCGTCTTCAGAAAGAGGAGGAGGAAATCCTCCGCCGTATCCGTAAGGATACAGGTGTGGACGTGAACATCTGGGCCGCTGCCTCCGTGGCAAAGGTCTTTGATTCGCTAAACCTTGTCTACCCGCGCACGGCAAAGTCGGAAGCCCCCTCCTTCACCAAGAACTTCCTTGCCACCCACGACCATCCGATCTCCAAGGACATCGTCCGCGCTCGCGAACTGAACAAGGCTCGCACGACCTTCATCGACAGCATCACCAAACACACAATCAACGGCCGCATTCACGCTGAAATTCACCAACTCCGGTCAGACGATGGCGGTACAGTGACAGGGCGCTTCTCGTACTCCTCGCCCAACCTCCAGCAAATCCCTGCGCGTGACGCTGGCATCAGCCCGCTGATCCGTGGCCTGTTCCTGCCGGAAGAAGGCGAGATGTGGGGGAGCTTCGACTACTCCTCCCAAGAACCGCGGATCGTGGTCCACTACTCATCACTCCTCAAGATGCGTGGGGCTGACAAATTCGTCGAGGCGTATCAAGCGGACCCCCGCTCCGACTTTCACCAACTGGCTGCGGATATCGTCGGTGTTCCAAGAAAGCAGGCCAAGACCATAAATCTGGGCCTGTTCTATGGCATGGGCGTAAACAAGCTCGGTGAGCAGCTCGGCCTCGATTTCGAGAGCGCGAAGGAGCTTTTCGCTGTGTACCATGACAAGGTCCCGTTCGTTAAGGAGCTCACTTCCCGTGTCTCCTCCATCGCGGACAACAGGGGTGTCATCCGCACTCTCCTTGGGCGTCGGTGCCGTTTTGATAAATGGGAACCGCGTACTTTCGGTGTTCATAAAGCCTACTCCCATGACGAGGCGCGTCAGATTTATGGTGATATGACCCTATTAAAGAGGGCCTACTCGTACAAGGCACTCAACAGGTTGATCCAAGGCTCGGCTGCGGACCAAACCAAGAAGGCGATGGTCGATCTCTATGATGCTGGCATCCTGCCCATGATCCAAATCCATGACGAACTTGCCATGTCTGTAGCTACAAAAGAACAGGGCGAGAAGATCATGGACGTCATGCAGAACTGCGTGGCTTTGGAAGTTCCGTCCGTGGTCGATGCGGAGCTCGGCCCATCTTGGGGCGAGGCCACCAAAAGTCTGGATGACGTTTTTCCAACCGTCTAAATTTGGTAACATGTTTGTGGTCTTATCCTTTGGGATGAGGTCGCATAAATGCAATCCAGTGGCAAAAACAGAAAATGCACCACCTGCTTGGGCGTGTTTCCTGTCAGTCACTTTTATTTGTACTCTGACCGTTCCCTCAAAAGCGGCATCCGTTTAAGCTCTAAGTGCCGACCCTGTTTCCAGAAGTCTCGGCGAGATGCTTGGGCTCTCAAAAAAGGCACGCCTTTTGATGCGCCTTTAAATTCTTACCTCAACCACATCTATCTGAAAGCCACTTACCGAAAGAAGGTTTCTTTTCTGAAGGAGGCCTTACTAGACCTTTGGCTTAAGCAGAAAGGCATATGTGCTTTGACGGGTTGGCCAATGACCACTCGTAGAAACAACGGGCGGGTTCAGACAAATGCCTCCCTTGACCGGATAGATTCAAGCTTGGGTTACAACCTAGATAATGTTCAACTTGTGTGTGCCTCCGCCAACAGGGCTAAAATGGAACTGTCGGAAAAGGATTTTGTCGAGTTGTGTAGAGCTGTCTCAAAGAAGCGGGGTGTTCGATATGGCCGACGAAAGCAAACCTCCACAGGACCAAAAGCAAAACGTCGTAAAGCTAAAGCTCCCTCAAAAACCACAGCCTGAGGATGAGACAAGCGGCCGAGCTGACGAAGTCCTCCAAGAGGCCCTTGGAAAGCTGTCTGGGGTCATCCTGCTCGGCTACACGGACGAGAAGGACGAGATGGAATACTTCGCCACGTCGATAGAAGACAGCGCAGAAGTCGTCTGGCTGCTAGAGCGGTTCAAGTATCACCTTATCTCGGAATCAGGCGACCCGTGATCAAAGCCTTGTCTGACGGAGCCAAGTAATAGCCCTCGCCGTATTGCGAGTGCACAACGTAGCCTTGCTTGAGCAAGCGGGAGCGCAGCCGATAGACCACCATGCGATCAGCATTGTGGTATTGCCGCGTCCCGTAATAGGTCGAGATCAAATCAGACAGGTCATCCTTACGCACAATGCCCTTCGCCAAAAGAAGTTGGAGAAGCTTGGCCAATTGCGTCGGCAAACCCAAAACCCGTTTGATCTCAATGAGTTGCTCACTCTCAGTCATGGTGACATTATTGACAATTACTTTTGATTGTCAATCTTTTTCCTCTATGTGAAAGGCCTCCAAGTCACGGATCTCGTATTCCAAGTCCTTGATTTCGCTGCGTTGTTCATCGATCTCCAACTGCATGTCTTCGATTTTCAACAACGCGCGGTGCAAAAGATTGTCCGGATGAAGACGAGGCATCTTCTTCATGTAGGGAGGCTCTTTGTCTTGAAAATAATCTTGAATGTCGTTGATCAGATTGTCGGTAACATCAACCATCTTTCTTCTCCTCATAGATGTTCAGGCGTTTATGGATCGCGTCTATGGCCGCTGCCCTCAGCGTTTTATCGGCCAAGAACAGGCGCTTGAGTTCCTCGAACTGCGGACCTTGGGTCCACCTCCCACGATACCGATCCCCGTGGTTGGTCAGGACACCTTGGAACTCCTTCATCGACCACTCGTCCACCGTATTGTAGTAGACGTAGACGTCGCCAAAGAAGGACACGCTGGGGCCGGAGAACTCAACCTCTCCGAGGTGTATAAAATCAAACAAGCTCGTCATATCTTCTGCTGCTCCGCTTGACGTAGACAAGGCCATAGTGGTCCTTACAATAAGGCCTGTCTGATCTCTCCACAGGGTGACCACAAAAGATGTGGAGACCCGCTAATGTGACATAATCTGTCACCCATCTGCACTCCAATCGACCGATAGTGAGCACGGTACGAAAGGGCTTACGCATATCTACTGGGGACTCCTCACGCCGCTCTAGGTGGGACATGTCCTTCTCCTGACGTAAACCTTTCTAGTGGGGCTGCCCATTAAAGGGAAACCCCACTACTCTTTAATGACAGGTCACTTCTTCAGAAGCTGCTCGATGTCGTCTTCCATCTTCTTCAGCAAAAACTCCGGCGCGTTCAACGGGTCGTCGTTTTCCTGAGGACGGATCGAGACGGGAAGCTTGGCGAACGGAACCTCCGGCTCCTTTGCCCCGCCTGTCTGACCTTCCAGCTCATGGATGACGAGGCTGGCGTAGCCAGAGATGTCGCGCCAGTGATCGATTTCGTTGAAGTCGCCGTTCAGAATGCGCGAAATCTTCGTGCAGAACTCTTCCAGAGACTGCGCTTGGTAGTGGTCGAGGCGGTTCCAGTTGCGGGTCTCGCGCAGCAGCAGCTTCAGTGTCTGCGTCAGCTTGGCCTGTTCACGATAGATACCGTGTGTCTGTTCGCGGTTAGCAATGACTGTTTCGATATGCATTATTCATTCTCCTCTTTCTTTAGGTACGTCTTGATAGACGGCTTCACACTCACGTCACCCTCATCATCGTGGATGTCGTGAAGAACTATGCGCTCGTTCGTAGCTTTAAAGAAAAGCCCTTCAAACAAGGGGAAATCAAAATCCTCTTCGAGGTACACACCCTTGTCATCAGCGTTGCTTTGGGTCGAGAACATCGAGGCGTCTATCGACAGAGCGTGCAACACGGACCATGGGACAAACACCCAACCGTGACACGCAGTGGTATAGAAATCGAAAATGTGTCTCACCTTGTTCGAGTTTACTGGCTCAGTGGTCGGCAACATGTCAGCCCTCCACCGCCCAGAACCGGACGCCTTCGCCTTCCTCGGTGCTCTGGATGCACTTCCAATGCGCGGGAATCTTTCCGATCTTCTGGTAACGGGCAAAGCTTCCCCGCGCGGCCGCTGCGGCCACCCGTCCGTGGACCACGAAACTGTCGCCAGCCTTCATCTGCGGCCACGGATAGAGCGGGATGTGGCGCGACCTTTTGTTAGGTGGCGAAACCCCGCTCTCGATTACTGGTACGTCTGTCACGTCTTGATCCCCTTCAATTGGTTTAAGATCCACTTGCGATTGTTTTGCATTGCGCGTCTGTCGGAAGGCGTATTGGGGACCGTGAACCACACAGACTGTCCCCCGAAATCTGCGGTCACGACCCAGTGCTTTCCATGCCGGATCGTTTTCATCGCGCCTCCTAAGCTCTTCACATACTCACGAACTTCCTTCTGGTTCTTCACGGTTCTCCTCCTCTGGTGGGAAGGGATTGATGTGCTGAACTTCGACCTCGGACCATTGGCCATCGCGTTTGACCATGATCATGTAGGACACAGCGTCCCAGACCATCTCTCCGTTGTCCTTCACTTTCCAATCGTACCGCTGCACGATTTTGATATCTTCAACCATTTTGTCTCTCCTGTAGTGCGTCTTCTACTTTTCTAATGCGGTCGAGCATGATGTTCGTTTGGTTTTGGTACACCTTTATGTACTCGTACAGTTTTTCGATCAGGTCAGCGGCCGCGTGGTTGATGTATTCAATCGAGCCGTCCGGCATTTTTATCGTGTGGTCACCAGCACGCAGCCGTTCAACAAAAATATCAGGCATTTCTCGCACCTCACCGCTCTTTGCAAATTGAATGACGTTGGTCATCTTCTCTCTCCTTTATCTACCAGCCAGCATCCACAGTCCGACGTTAGCGAAAGCGTATCCGGCATAAGCAATCGATAGCCCGTAGTTTCCGAACCACGCTTGCTCTGCCGATACGTAGGCATAGATCAATCCCGTCAGGACAATCAGCCACCCACTCATCCTGACTTACCTTCTATCGCGATCCATCCAATAAAGATCAGGATACACACCAACCCGAACAGGATCAGGGATTCGGCGTCGCTCATTGTGAACCCCCGTTGTAGCTATTCGGCTTGAGCTTCAAACGCTCGCGGATCAGGTTGGCGAAGTAGGCTTCTTCGTTTGGTTCTTGAACACCGTAGTCGCCGTCTTCGAAGTCCTCGTAGTTCTCGAAATATTCGAGAACCTCAAGCGCAAGACCCTCAAGATACTCCACGCGCTCAACGCATTTGTGCAAGGCGTTGAGGATTTTGCGCAGATCGTCCTTGCGGATCGGATATGTCGGCCACGGATCGCGGTCCACGTCTTCCATGTTAATCATCAATCTTCTCCTTGTGGATTGGGTGAAGCACAGTGACCTTTGGCTCGAAGTCCTTGGCCTGTGGACCACACCAGAGATCCATCTGGCGCATGTCTCGGCAGAGAGGATAGATCCGATCTCCGGTGACCAAGTCCCATCCTTTCAGTTCAGGGTGGGTGCAGCGATGGCCAGACGGGATCGAGAGTGCTGCTCCGTTGTTGTGGTAGTGGTGACGGCAATTCACGCAGAACTTCTTTTCCTCAGACATTGCGGCTTCCTTTCGGGCGACCACGGCCACGCTTCTTCACAGGGCGACCGAGTTTCGGTTTCAGTTCTTGAACTTTTTCCTCAAGTTCTTGGGTGTAGCGCAGATAAAAATCGAGCTTTGTTTTTCCGTGCTCGTAGTTCCCTTCGAGTTCCTTGATCTTCTCGGCCATCAGTTTGAGGATCAGTTCGTGGTGTTCTTCAATCATGCTTTGCTCCTGCAATAAGGTTTCTGGGCCAGCGTAGCGCGGGCTGTTGAGGGTTCGTATTTGCGGTAGCGTCCACCGGAATAGCGGGCGCAGTCCAAGACAAGGCCTTGGTAGACCAGTAGCTGTGCCACATCCCAGCCTTCAGCCGTGTAGCAGGTGG